ATGCAAGGCAAAGACGAAGACAAAAAGATGCGACGCCGCCCCAAGGGCTCCGGCACCGAATGGAAGGACGCCAAAGGCAACTGGCACCTGCGCAAGGAGACCGGCCCCAACCCGCGCACCGGCAAACGCCGGTTCGTCACCGTCACCGCCCCCACAAAATCCGAGGCGCGCGCCAAGCTCGAGGCCAGGCTCGAACTCCTCAGGGGCGAAGGATCCCTCCCCCTGACGGAAACCCCCACGCTCGACGCCTGGGCCCGCCGATGGCTCCGGCAGACCAGGGAACGCGTCAAACCACGCACCTACGACACCTACCTCGGCGACGTCAACGCCATCACCGGCCAGATCGGCGGCCTGCGCATCGACCGCATCACACCCGACGACATCGAACGCATGTGCACGCAACTCGCCAAGACCCGGAGCGCCAAGACCGTCAGGAACAAATACACCCGGCTCCAGCAGATCCTCGGCGCCGCCGTCCGCGAACGCCTCATCCCCAGCAACCCCGCGCTCGCCGCCATCCCTCCGAGGGTCGAGCCGGCGCACACCCGCATCCTCGATGCAGGACAGCCCGCCGCCGCCATCCAAGCCGCCCTCCACCCCGCCGAACGCAAGTGGGACATGCTCAAGGACACCGACGCCGACCACGACATGTGGCGCATCATGTTCTCCCTCGCCTTCAGCACCGGCATGCGCCAGGCCGAACGCTTCGCCATCACACCAAGCGAACTCGTCACCCGCAACGGCGTCCACGGCATCCAGATCTCCTGGGAACTCCAGAAACTCTCCCCAGACGCACACATCCCCAACTGGCTGCGCGCCCGACGCCTCACCGGCCGCTTCTGGCTCGTCCAGCCCAAGAGCCGCCACGGCGAACGCTTCGTCCCCGTCGACAACGCCACATGGATGGACCTGCTCGGCCTCGCCGCCGGCCGCAAAGCCGACGACCTCATCTTCACCCACCGAGGCCAGCCGCTCACCAGCCCCATCGAACGACGCCGCTGGAAACGCGCCCTCCAAGACGCCGGCCTGCCCGACGACATCACCATGCGCAGCGCACGCCACTTCTTCAGCACCCACCTCGCCGAAACCGGCGCCAGCGAAGACGCACGCATGGCCATCATGGGCCACGCAAAAATCAGCACGACGGCCGGATACACCCACTGGTCCGCCGCAAGCCTTGCGGCGCTCGCCGACAAGGCTCGTCAGGCGGTGGGGGAATCGGCCTGATTGCGATTCTTGCGCGGCCTTCCGCCGCCCGCACCGCGACCGGGGCGGGCGGCGTTCCACGCATCGATTGTCTCCGGAAGCCAGCCGCGAGTCGTGCCGATCAGTGCGTCCGGTTCCGGCAGATGATACCCCCTTGCGGCCGGATTGCTCGTGCCGATGCGCTCGCCGACCTCCTTGAGGCTGAGGTATCTTGCGGTGCTCATCGGCGGCTTCCCGACAGATAGCCGAACACTCCGGCTGCCATGCCGAAGGTTCCGGCCGCGATGGCCTGACCGCCGATGGCGAGAATGAGGCACATCGCGCCACATATCAGCGAGACGAGCCTGTATGCGTTTGTTGTGTTCATGATGCTCCATGGATTAGTCTGGGGATAGGGAGCCGCGGCTCCGGATACTAGGACTATTCGGAATCTGCGGCTCTTGTACTACCGGCGAGGCCTTCGCCGTACGTGCGGCGGCTTGGGCTTCGGTGCGGGTGGTGGCTCGTTGCCTTTGGATTTCACCGCCGCGATGACTGCGGCGATTCCGACAAGCAGGGAGCCGATGGCTTCTATCGCTTTCCAGACCTCATCCATGTCCAATGCGGTAAAAAACAAAAGGAGAGAGACGTGAACTACAATCCGGACAGGGTCATCCTGCTCCGCCAGGTCGAACGCATGACCCAGAAAAAGCTCGCGGAAAAAACCGGCATAGCTCAAGGAACGCTCAGTAAACTGCAAAACCGGCAAATCGATTTCACCGATGAAGCCGCGCGCAGAATCTCAATGGCGACCGACTATCCGTTGTCGTTTTTCCTCGACCAGGATCAGCCCATCCCTATCGTTGAATTGACGTATCGCCATACGTCAAGCGCATCGGTCGGAGAACTAAACGCCATTGCTGCGGAATACGCTCTGCTTCGCTCGGTTGCTCAGAAGCTGTCCTCAGCGCTAAGACTGCAATCCAAAACATCATGGATTGATGCCATAGCTCCAAGAGAAAATGAGCTGGAGCAAAGCCGCATAGAGCGCTTGGCAGACAGTACCCGCACTCATCTCGGACTCAGTGAATCCGGCAGCGTCCCCAATCTCACGCGCGCCATAGAAAAAATGGGCATCGTGGTGGCGCCGCTCCATGCCTTGGCCTCGAAACAGACCGCACACCTGAACAGTGACGGAGTGACGCAACCGAACTGCAAGGATATGCCGACCATCGGATACAGCGCGAAAAACAATACGGGTGACAGACTCAGATTCACCATCGCACACGAGCTCGGACACCTAATTCTGCATCGATACCGCAGACCCCAGCTCTATCGGGAAATGGAGAGGGAGGCTCACCGATTCGCCGGTGCTCTGCTCATGCCTCAAAACGACGCGAAGCTCATCATGCCACAGCGTCTCATGCTCACCGATTTGGTGCGACTCAAAGCAGGATGGGGCATGTCCATATCATCGATGATCAGCCGTGCAAGCAACCTCGGAATAATCGACGCGGACAGAACCCGATCGCTGCAAATCCAACTTAGCGCTAGGGGATGGAGAAAAGAGGAGTCCGTACATGTCGGTGACGAGCATCCGATACTACTTAAGCAAATGATTGTTGCCGGATACGGAGACCCGGCCGACCCAAATAAGGGGATAGACACGTTCAAGGCCGAAAACAGCCTCAACGTGCCATTCCGATTCCTAGACCAATGGGCGGATGGACTCAAAGAGCAAGGAGCCTCCATAGGATTCGGCTCAAAAACATTTCGGCAAGCGGACAACTGACCGATGCTCTGAAGCCGCCCCGGCGCTCATAACGAGTGACCGGGGCAATTCTGTTCGTTTACAAGATTTCTTTTGCTGCCTCGTCAACTGGTTTTCCAGGTATTCTGGCGTCTCGACCCGCCAGTTATCTTCTCGAACCAATCGTTGATACTCATACATTTGCTTATTCGGCGACCATAGGGCTCGACCAGGTTGGGTTATCTGGGTCAGCTTCGATTCTACGTGCCATTTCATGCATGATTTGGGGCCAGCTGGCCTTCTGCAGCGCTTCGTCAATGCCGATTTCGAGGGTGCCTTCGCTTTCTGTCAAATAACCGAAAGCGACCAATGCCTTAACCGGGCTGGATTTATAGGCGCGGGCGATAAGAACTACGTTCTCGGCCGAAAAATTGAGCGCGTCGTCGGCGTATTGCCTCCAAGCTGTAGTCGCGGATATGCCCGCCCTCCTCGCCACGTCCTTGATTGTGTCTTTGCCGACAAGGCGTTCGTACCACTTGTATTTATCCATGATTTCATTATGGAACTATTTTGATTTCATGTCAAAATTTTAATTCCGTTTCGGTTTGACAAAAGACGAACACAAGAACTGCACCCGACAGCCCATCGACAACCTCAATGAGATCTACCGCTACAGCGACCAGATCCGCCAGGAAGTCCAACGACTCACCGAAAACGAATAAACACCACCAACCAAACGCCCCGGCGCTCGCGAAGAGACCGGGGCGATTTCGTATTCACAGGATGTCTTCGGCTGCCTGGTCGATGGGCTTGGTTAGATACTCTGGAGTTTGTGCGTTTGCTTGGATCCTGCGTAGCAGCTCTTGACTAAGTTCCAGCGTTGTGTACTCGGATAATGAATAGCCCCGTTCAGCTTTTTTCGCTTCGCTTTCGGTCAGTGATCCGAGCTTGACAAGCGCTTCGATAGGGGATCGATTGAATGCCCGGGCAATGGCGATCGCATCATCTGCGACGAAAGCGTCTTCAGCCCATTTGCGGTGGAAAGTCGCAACTGTCATCCCTGTGCGTTTGGCGATTTCTCGATTGCTTAGATTGCCTCCGGTGATCTCGGAGACCCAATTCGTGAAAGCGCTCATGTTGTCCTCCTAGTGATTGGTTGTCTCAATTATTAAACATACCGTATCAAGAATGGTTTGACAAACGTCTTAAATGTGATACGGTTTGTTTAAGAAATTAAACAGACTGCTTAAGGGGTGAGACATGGACGGTATCGCTATCGCTTCGGGATTCTTGGAAAGGCTGCAGAAAGACCGAAACCTTGGACATTCTGCTTTCGTTGCCGCTTGTCACCTCTCGGAGGATCGTTATCGAGAACTTGAATCCGGGTCCACACCGAGTGCTCAGGAAATCATTCACATTGTAGCTGGCTTCAATTTGACGGATGGCATTCCGATGGTGCCGCGCTCGCAGAAGCTGGTGGCGTGATGAGCGACCTCATTCAGTCCACTGTCGTTTTGGTGCTCGCCATCGCGCTTGTCGTTCTCTGGAACCAAGTGTCGCACAAGCCCTGGGGGCCGCAGCCCGCGTCGAAATGGGAACGGAAACGGGAGCGACAAGAGGAACCCCTTCATCTCGTCGGCCCAGCCGGCCCAGGGCATGACGTCGAACACGACGAAATCATCGAACGTCTCGACTCACTGCCTCTTCGGGAAGACGGGCCTTCCAATGCCCAAGGCCTTGTCCCACCCAACGTCCCACCGGCAGGCACATGCCGCAATGGACGTTCAACCAGCGACGGATTGCAGCGAAACGATTCCACCGCCATATCTCCAGACCATGGGCACGAGCAGAGGGGCTGACCATGAAACGCATGGCATGCCTCACCTCACGTCCGCACACCAGACTGGGCCACGACCACTCGGCTATCAGCATGGCATCCCCAGGACCATCGAAACACAACGGAAGCAACGCAGCGTCCCCATCCGATCGGCGACATTCCTGTTCGTGACCACCTGCAACCACACATCCCACGACATCCTCAGATCCTCCCACCCGTCCGAAACCTTCGGACCGACTTGGGCACCGAAAGGGAAACCATGAACGACTCCGATACGAACGATACCAAAGGCCAGCGCTTCATCTTCGGCGTGAAAATGCCCGAAGGCGGACTCGCCGTCATCGCCCACGCCACGTTCGAACCCGCCGGAAACGACAGATGCCTGATCGTCGCCGGCACCACGACACCAGACGTGCCCGCCACCATCGCGGCCGACCTGCTCACCGCACTCGACGCGATGAAGAAAAGCATCCTCGCGGCACGCGACCACCTGGAGCCCGGCATGGACGCCATCGACCGCAACGACTACCTGCCCAAGGAGGAAACATGAACAAGATCACCAAGATCGCGCTCGCCGCCGTGTGCATGCTCGCGGCCGTGTGGCTGCTCACCCATGATGGCTGCGCGCATCCGCTGGGCAATTCACTGGCCCTGCTTGCCTACGTGGGCAGCGGCGTCAGCCTGCTCATGCCGCACTTGGTCACGTGGATGGCCCGCAATGGGCTGACGTGGGAGGGGAGCGATGACTGAGACGGAACTCGTCAGGAACGTCGCCGAGCTGCGCGACCTGGCCTCGAAGTTGGGCGTGCGCATACCCCGGGGCGTTCCCGTCGGCGACCAAGAGGCATTCACCCTGCGTCAGGCGGCGCAGGTGTGGTGCATCGACTACCAACGGCTGCTCGAGGACGCGAACATGGGCCGGCTCCAGACATTCCGCCCGCTCTCGCGCAGGGGTGCCAGGAGTTGGCGTCGTGTCACCCGCAAGGAAATGGAACGTTACATCCGCAACTACTGCACCGAATGAGGAGGAACCCACAATGACCACGAACATCCTGCTGACCGTCGTGATCGCCGAGCTGGTGCTGGTCGCCATCGTGCAGGTCGCCGCCGCGAAAAGCCTCGTGCTGTTCGCCCGCCTGCTCGAGCAGATCAATCACAGGCTCGCCGACCAAACCGCCTCCGGTTTCGACCAGGCGCCCGTCATCGGCGCCGACGACGCGAAGGACGGTGAGTGACATGCTGCATGCCGATGACTTCGAGGCATTCGTAACCGCTTTGTTCACGGCACGTGGACTCGATCCCATTTATTCGAGCCCAGACGCGTCCGTGATGCGCAAGGTCATCGGGGACGCCCAGTTCGACCGTTTGAGGCAGGCCTCTCTGCTCATGCAGGTCGACGCGTTCAGCCGTCTCCTACTGAAGGTCCTTGGTCCTCGGGTCGGTGAATGCGTTGACGATCTGTTGGCTCCCATATCCGATGAAGTGGATGGCCTTGGCGAGTTCCCGAACCTCCGGGCTTTGCGCCGTGTCCTTCAATCGAGCCGCGAGCGAGGTTCCGAACGCGATGTCGTTGCGGGCCTCCTCGAGGGCCTGGCGCTGAGTGAGCATGATTCTTCTCCTGACGCCGCCCCGCATACCCACGTCAGGAAGGAGGCCGAGTGATGGCCAAGGACCCGAACAAGATCCATATCCGCGGCAGGCTCGCCCGAGACCCGGAACTGAGGACCACGCGCAACGGCGCCTCATACTGCACGTTCGGCATCGCGTCGAACGGGCGTGAACGTGATTCCGCGGGCAACTGGGTGGACGGCAAGGCAGTGTGGTGGGAGTGCCAGGCATGGCGCGACCTCGCCGAACACGCCGCCAAGAGCCTGTCGAAGGGCGACCTCGTGGACGTGACCGCGACCGGCGAGATGACCGAATACGACCTCCAGGACGGCACGCACGTCAAGGGCATGCGCTGGGTGTGCGAAGACATCTCCGTGAGCCTCAAGTACGCGACCGCCCAGGTGCAGCGCATCCAACGCGGCCAACGGGGCGGTTTCCAAGGCAACCGTCAGCCCGACCCGGCACCGGCCCAGCAGGACGACGGCGCATACCCGCCCGACCCGTACGCGGGCGCACCAGCGGATCCCAACGACCCATGGGGCGGGCAATGAGCACTCCCCAAGTCCAGTCGTTCAGCATCGACGTACGCAAGGCGTTGCTCATGCGCTCCAACGGATCGCGCGGAGGCCACAGGACGCACAACAGCCTCGAACAGATCCTCAAACACCAGGGCATGGTCGAATGCCTCGACCTGATCAACCGACGCCGATTGACGCCCGTCACCGGCCTCATCGACCTGCTCATAGGCGTGAGCCTGCCCAAGAACGCGGCACGCTGCGACGGCCCCAACTACGAGCCCACCGTCAAACCGTTGATAGACGGCTTCACCCTCGCAGGCCTCTGGCCCGACGACAGCTGGCAGTGGATCCGCTACACCGCCTTCCGCTACGCCCGGGAAGCACCCACACGCCAACCCGGCGTCTGGCGCTTTTGCTTCACCCTCATGCCCGTACCCACAGACGGCACATGGCACCCACAGGAAACGGAGGCGACCCGATGAGCGTCCACCTCGCCGTCACCACCGACGGCACCCACATCATCGAACTCGACCAAACCCCCTTCATCGCCGTGCACAGCATCGGCATCCAGACCGGCCAGGCCAGCAGCAAGATCACCATCACACTCAGCCAAACCGACGCCAAGGAACTCAGACGCCTGCTCGACGCCAGGAAGGAAACGGAACCATGAGCCAGGAAACCGACCTCGCCATGCTCCGCATCACCCAGGAAACCAAGAACTGGCTCACCGCCGCACCCATCACCATGCGCATCACCAGCCAAGCCGCCGGCATGACCGACCGGCAACTGCGCGAGGAATTCGTCCAGGCGCTCGCCGACATCAACGAAGCGCCGGGCAAGACCGAATGGAAACTGCCCGACGTGGAGGACGTCATCATCGACCGCCGCGACCGATACGCATTCACCCTGACCCCTTGGCGGTGGCGCAACGGCCACGACCCCGAAGGCACGGAGGCACAGGCATGAGCGACCTCAGGATGATCCCCACATGGAGCCTGCGCTGCCACGCCACCGACTGCCCCGCCACCTGCCCCGGCTACGAGTCCGACGGCACCACCATGGAGCGCCTGCCACTCCAGGCCGACGTCGACAGCTGGATGATGGGCGAACGCACCCACCGCGGCGAATACTGGTGCCCCCGGCATTGGACGCGCGACACCCAAGGCTTCCCACGCGACCCCCACGGCAACATCGTGCGCCGCATCACCCTCGACCCCACCGGCGAAGACCTCCCGGCCCTCACCGAAGCATGGGCAGCGGCCACCGCGCTCGCCATCTGCGAAGGCGACGAAACAGGCTGGGACAAGGACTCGTGGCGGCTCACCCCGGCGAAGGAGCTTACCGGCCGCAGGTTCGCCGCCATCACGGGCGACGGAACCGTCATGCGCGGCACCCTCGCCCCCTTGTGGACCTTGCACGCCAGCTACGGGCTCGGCATCGAACCCCTCGGCCTCACCATCCTCTCCACCAAAGACCCGCGCCACCCGAAACTACTGCCCCCGTTCGAACACTGCTGGATCAAAACCACCAAGGAAGGAAACGAACCATGAGCCTGGAAGCACTCACCTGGAGCATCTACCACTCTCCCAGGGGCCTCGACTCGCAGGAACTGCACGCCCTATGGACCATCGCCGGCATGTTAGCAAAGGAGACGAAGCAATGAGCTCGATACTCGTGGGCAGGGCCAAGCGCGTGAAGGTCGGCGACCGCACCGCGAAACTCCTGCTCGTCATCCTCAGCGACTACGCCGACGACGAAGACCGCGCGTGGCCCTCGGTCGAACGCCTCAAGCTCGAACTCGAGGCCAGCGAACGCACCATCCAACGCGCCCTGCGATACCTCGAGGCCCGGGGACTGATCATGCGCGACCGGGAATACGGCACGAGGTTCCCGGCCAACCGAAGCCCCTACGTCTACCGCGTGACCATCGACAGCGCGGAACGAGTGCCCGCCCCCGCCAAAGCCGCCGGCAAGACGAAGAACAGGGGCGTCGCCCATGTCACCTCAGCGGATTCTGGGGTGACACCGGTGACGCCCAGGGGTGACACCGGTGACGTTTCTGGGGTGACACCGGTGACGCCCAGGGGTGACACCAGTGACACCCAAACACTTATAGAACACTTAGAAGAACACTCAGAGAGCGTACGCGCGCGAGACGGAGAAAACCCAATCGAACAATCGTTCGAACCGGAATCCGCCGACCCAGACGCCGCCCTCGCCTCCAGCACGGATCCGCTCGACGACTGGACGCCCGACCCGACCCACGTGGCGCTCGCCGCCCAATACGGCCTCGACCTCACGGGCGAAGCCGCGAAATGGCGCGACCACGTCCGCGCCGGAGGCCACCTGCCCAAAGACCTCGACGCCGCATTCCGCAACTGGCTGCGCCGCGCACCCGAACTCGGCCTGGGCACCAAGCCCGCCACCACCGGCAACGGCCCAAGAAAGCCCCACAAGCACTCCTACGGCTGCCAACACGTGCTCCACGCCCTGCGCCGCGACACCCCCGACCCCGACGAACTCAGCTGCCGCCTCGCCGACATGCTCAACGCCGGCATGAGCGCTACCCAAGCGCTCGCCGACCTCGGACTCGACGTGGAGGCCATCGCATGAACCGCAGCATCCCCGAATACAGCGCCTACATCGCCCGCACCGAGGGCGCCCGGTTCGACTACGACGAAGACAACCAGGAAATCCTCATCAACCTGCGCGCCACAGACAGCGTGCCCGTCCGTTGCGGCAAGGTACTCGTCATCGAAGTCCCCAATGAAATCAAGCTCTCGGCCCTCAAAACCATCGTCGAACACATCAAAGCCATCCAGACGACCCTCGCCGAAACCGGCAAGCCCGACGACACGGAGACCACCGCATGACACGAGGCCACGTCACACCCACCATCAACTGGGAACACGCCGCACTCGCCGACCTCGCCGGCCACCGGTTCATCGCGCTCATGCCACCCGGCATCGTCATCGACGCATACCTCGAATTGTGCCCCGGCACGCAAGCCCTCGGCTGCCCCCTTGCTCGCCCACCCACCCACGCATCCTCGTCGAAGGCCGCGGCCGCAACCTCACCGCCTACGGCATCGCCAGCCTCACCTCCAACAAACCCAAGAATGAGAAGGGAAACCACATGCCAATCTGCGACTTCTGCAACCAACACTGCGCCCGACGCCACGGCCTGACCGTCACCATCGGCAAAGCCCGCTGACCCCCAGGAAGGAACCACCATGCAACCCACCGGATTCAACTTCAACGACAACCTCGGCTTCCCCGAAACCCCCGCACGCACCGCAAGCCCACAACCCACGCCAAAACCCACCATCGGCCAACGCATCGGCCACCTCATCGGAGGCCTGTTCGCCTGGGCGCTACTCCTCACCCTCGCCACCGGCATCATCGCCATCATCATCCTCCTCGTCATCAAAACAGCGAAATGGGCCCTCGCATGAACCGCAAACCACGCCACAAATGGACCATGGAACAAGTCATCGGCCTCGCCGCAACCATCCTCATCACCCTCGCGCTCGCCGTCATCCTGGCCGTGGGGGCGCTCATCGGCCTCGACGCCCACGAAGCCTGGCAGGACGCGCACCCCAAGACCACGTACGCGCAGACCACCGTGAAGGTCGGGGACGTGACCTGGCTGTGCCTGACCGGCAGCACCAACGGGGCCAAGCCCACGATCGAAAGCTGCCAGGTCGTCGACCAGCTCACCGGCCAACCCTAGGCCGGTGCCACCAAGACGGACGGAGGCGACAGGTGAGCATCCGCACTCAGGGCAACTCCGCCACCATCACCATCACTATGAACCATCCCACCATCACCGTCAGCCGCCGCGACCTCGACCGCATCGCATGGTTCCTCGACCTGACCCCCACCGATCCTAGGAAAGGCAACGAATGAGCATAAGAGTGGAAACAACCTACTTGGCGACATGCGACTACCCGGACTGTCACATGAATTACGACACCTTGGAGTCAACTGAGGAAGACGCAATCCTTGAAGTTATAGACAATGGAGAATGGCTATGCCTGTTCACCGGTGACAATAAGCCGCGATTCTTCTGTCCCGCGCACTTGCGATACGTGCAAAACTCTCGGCATGTCTGGTCGAACGTATTTTACGATTCCAACAGTCCATACACGCAAACAACCTCGCACGCCTTGAACAGGTACTACGAGGATATGAGCACACCGCAACCACTGCCGAAACTGGTATGCGAAGACACCATACTCGCCGTCATGAAAGAAGAAACAGAATGAGTGATTTCACCGGTTCTGGTGGAGCCGCCTATATGTCGAACCGCATGGACTGGGAGACGCCGCAATCCTTGTTCGACGAACTCGACCGGGAATTCCATTTCACGCTGGACGCCGCGTCCAGCGACGTGAACGCGAAATGCGCGAAACACTACACCATCGACGATTCCGCATTCACTCACGAATGGGGGGGGGAATACCGTCTTCTGCAATCCGCCCTACGGGCGCCAGATCGGCGAATGGGTCAGGAAATGCAGCATGGAGGCGAGCCGCGAGAACACGACCGTCGTCATGCTCCTGCCCGCCCGCACTGACACACGTTGGTTCCAACAATTCATCCTCAACCGTGCGGAGGTCAGGTTCCTTAAAGGCCGACTTCGGTTCGCGTCGAACGGCATACCGGGCGGCCCGGCGCCATTCCCCAGCATGATCGTCGTGATGCGCACCGGAGAAAGATAATGAAGGAAGGAGAGCAATAAATGGCTAGGCAAGGCGTTGGGCAACAGCATGGACGTACCGGTCATGCGGTGGATCGGGGAACGTATCCAAAGGGCGGAGGAGGAGTCGGAGTGAACGGTGACCTGTATGTCGCCCGCCGGGACATCCCCGCGGACTGCCTCTATGATGTGTGCGGGCGTGAAGGCGATTTCGAGTGGCAGTCCGGGAGAACTATCACGGTCAGGAGGAGATACCGTTCCACATCGAACGGGAGGAACACACCGGACTGCCGGTCGCACTCCTGAACACCAGACTATATGCGAAACCGGAAGACGATATAGACGATGGACAGTATGTAAGCCTGTTCCAGCTCTATCTCGACGGCTTTGGGTTGATTCGGACGGGCCGAAAGCGGAACAAAGATGCGGAGGAATAGTCATGTGGTTCAAGCGAAAGCACAGTGAATACGGGTGTCCAATGTGCGGCAGACTACCCGTCCTCGTGGAAAGGGAAACAGAGAAATACTGTGAAACCCTCGAAGCCGTGAAAACAACAACCATATACCGGCTCCAATGCCCCAGAAAGCACATCTCTACAAACTGGTACAGCGAACCTATGGGCGCAAGCATCAACTGGAAACACGTCGTGGACGAATACAGGAAGAAGGACGCGAAATGAGCGGTCAGTACAAGATCTGCACACTGTTTTGGACTGCTTGGCGGACAGACTGCCGCCTGTCCAATATGAGGACGCTCGAAAAGCTGCTGAATGATGGCCGGGAGATTGTACGGATGGATGCCATCCCGCCAGCACAGACTGCCCCTGACACAGTCTGTGCCGCGAACGTCTACATCCTCGAAAAGGAAAGCGAGGACGCGAAATGATCGGTGTGTTAGAACTCCTTCCGCATGACATGGGTCTGCGCGTGAAACTTGATACGAACGAAACATACTACCTGAAAAGCGGATGGACAGAACGCTGTGACGGGATTTATGGGCTTGCTTGCGGATACGGGCATCCCGCACGCACACGCATTACGTGGTTTAAAGATCCGATGCGCATCGCGATCATGAACAGTCACGTGGAGCTGGCAGTTCCATGGGAGGAACCTGAAACCGAAACCACCAAGCAAATCGAAGACACGAATGTGAGGGCAGTGAACCGAACCAAGACCTACCGGCAAAGCAAACGCCTCGACGCAGCCGAAACAAAGGAGACGGACGAATGAGCGTCGACATCTTCGTGGCGAGGCCCGACATCCCCGCCGACTGCGTCTCCCAGCTCGCAGAATTCCCAGACGAACTCTACTTCGAGGATGCCAAGGTCATTCATCTGAGCGCATCCTATGGGGGACTCCAGCAATTCTGCGACACGTACCCCGGACTCGACTGCGCCGACTGGGAAGACAGGACCTGCACCGACATCCTGCCCGCCCTGCAACGCGACATCGCCGCCTGTGATCTGCGCATGCGCGTCCAACCTCCGGCAAAACTCGAGAGGGAATGGCAAATTCCCGAATACCCGAAGGATGACATCCTACCCGCCGTACGCCGCCTCCTACGGGTCATGCGCAACCTGCGAAGCCTCTGCGAGGAACACCCCGACTGGAAAGTCTTCATCGAATCATGAACCCCGAACTCACCGAATACATCCACCAATGCCGCATGGGCAACCCCAAACACCAACCCCACGAAACACCCACACCACAAGACCCCAAACCCCGCAAAGACCTCACCGGCAAACGCTACGGCCGCCTCACCGCCACCAAATACCTCGGCCGCACCCGCTGGGGCAAAAAATCAACCGTATCCCTCTGGCAATGCGACTGCGACTGCGGAAACAAAATCGAAGTCCCGGCCCCCAGCCTCACCCGCGGCAACACCCGAAGCTGCGGATGCCTCCGCAAAGACCTCGCCCACCAACGAAAGAAACACCAATGACCAACCAACCCCTCCTCACCGACCTCGCGCTCGCCGACCTGCAGAAGACCGACGTGCGGGGAGCCTCGCAGGCGGAGACGTGGGCCAAGGGCTGGGTGACGGGATGGAACCGCGCTATCGACTACTGCATGCAAGCCGTCGCACGCTACGCCGGCGACCAAGCCGAATTCGACGACGGCACCGAACCCGAGGCCATATCGACCTTACAGGGCGAGCGTCTTCGCTGAGACAGGAGCAGACATGGAAGACAGGATGATTCGAACCAAGGAAGCCAGCCGCGCAGATGATGGGAATCTCGCCCAAGACGCTGGCCAGATAGCGGCAGAAGGGCATCGGCCCGAAGTGCGTGAGGCTGAGCTATAACCTCGTAGCCTACCGGCTCTCGGACATAGATGCGTGGCTGAAGGAACGGGAGACGAAATAATCCCATCGGGCAACGTGCGCTCCATGGCGAATGATGCCGCGGCAGTCGTCTTTGTGCGGTAAATTGTGATGCAGGGCTTGATGCCGGTTTGTGATTGCGAAGTGTGCTTGCGTGGGAGGGAATCGCAGTGGAACCGGCGGAGAGTGGTGTGTGCCAGCGTTGCGGCGGCATGGTCGAAGCAGATTATGCGTTGTGCCCGAAGTGCACGCTCAAAACGAGCCTGACGATCCTCGGCCTGGCCTCTCGCGTGCCGCGGCTTCGCACGATGCTTGATGCCGGCATCCGCATGGACTCCGCCGGCGGCGGGCATGCGGGACGCGACGTGGCGCCGGCGCCAATCCGCCTGGGCGTGCTCGACCTGCTCGACGAAATCGATTCGACGGCCTACTCGACCATCCGCATGCTCGACGGCGTGCCCGCATGGCTGGACGAACGTGCTCCCAGGCGCGTGGATCCAACTCTGCGCCGCGCCCTCGAGGCCGCGCACTGGTATCTGCCCGATCCGCCCGACGACGAGGGCGCAGTGGACGGGCTCGAGGATCTGACCGCCACGCTGGGCGACATCGCCTGCCATCCCCGTCTCGCCGAATGCGCGGACGCCGGCATGCTCGCACGCACCTTCACCCGCCTGCTGGCAAGCGTGCGCCAATTCACGGACGCACATGAGACGCCCCAGGTCATAGGCCGGTGCACTAACGGACTGTGCGGCACCCTGCTCGAGGCGCTGCCAGGGCAATCGGAGGTCAGGTGCCCGGTGTGCGGCGTGGCGTGCAAGGTCGAGACCGTGCGGCTACGTCGATTGCAGATGTTGTGCTACGACCAGACACGGACGGGCACCATCCGGCAAATCTCGGCCGCATTCCATGACGCGGGCATCCACGTGAAGGCCAAGACTATGTACAAGTGGGCCGAGCGTGGCCGTCTCAAGCCGGTCTCAAAGCGCATCTACCGGTATTCCGACGCATATCGCATCGCCCTCGCACCCGATGCCGCCGGAAAAAACCAGGACGAATTACTTGATAATTAGGGCGCTCGCCGTCGGTGTCGAATAATATTGCAGACGGAACAAGTGGGTCTGAACCCCGGGAATCGTCATGGTCCCGGGGTTTTCCATTGCTCCGACCGCGGCCCTCTTCCACTCAAGTTCAAGGGCCGCACGCAATCACAGACGGCCGCCTGGAGGCTTGGATACGTGCCCCTCCGGGCGTCCTGTCATTCTTCCCATCAAGGAGGCAGCATGCCGAACACCGCAAGGCTCCCGTTGAAGGTCATCGGATCCGAAGGCGCCGAGCTCGCCTCGTTGGAGTGCACGGTGGACGAGGACATGGCACGTGACGATGCCAGGTTCCAGCGCCGCCTGCAGCAGGCATGCCGTGCGTTCGTCAGCACGTTCGAGGGCGACCCGATGATGCGCGCCGAGGAAGTGCACCAGCTGACGCGCATCGCAGACGCGTTGCAGCCCATGACCATGCAGGTGCCGTTGGAGAAAGCCAAGGCTGCGTGGAACATGCGCATCTACGAGGATGATTTCCTCAAGGCCTTGGAATCGTTGGGTGTGGAATTGGTGTGAGCAGCAAGAAGGATCCGCGCAAAGCCAACGGGCATGCGCGGCGCATGCTCATCGCAAGGCACAGGGCCACCGTCAAGAGCGGCAAGCCTTGCTACATCTGCGGCCGTCCCATCGACCTAAGCCTGGCATATCCAGACCCTTGGTCGTTCGTGGTCGACGAGACCGTGCCGGTCGCCCGCGGCGGCGACCCATATTCATGGGGCAACACAGGCCCTGCGCATCGCTGGTGCAACCAGATCAAAGGCACGCACAGCCTCGCCTGGGCCCGCGAGGAAGTCGCGCGCATCCTGTCCGGCCAGAAGGCCGGGACGCAGACGAAACCCACTTCCATGCCGCTCAGGAAGCTCGGACTGTGACCCACCCACCCCGGGTGATCCTCCCAGCCCGGCGAGGCCGGTCCCCGCCGCATAGGGCCGATATCTCCCCGGGAAACTGAAAACGGCTGAATGCCGAAAACGGCTGAAACGGCGAAAGGGGCTGAATCCGCATGAAATGCGCTGTCTGCGGCAAGGAATTCCACCCTTCCGGGCGCGGCATCGCCCAACGCTATTGCTCGAAATCCTGCAAGAACCACGCGGCGTATCTCAAGCGCAAGGCCAACGCCGGAAAACCAAAGGCCAAGGCCAAACGCAAAGCCAAGACCGAGGAACCGACGAAGGCCACGCCGGCCGAAGCCACGTCGGTAGAGCTGGACCGCAGGCAGTTCGAACGCATGATGGACGACGGCCTCGAGGACGTGCTGCGCGCCAACCGAGACCGCCTGCGCAAGGCCCTGGATGCGCCGGACACCCCGGCGAACGCCCTGGCTGCAATCAGCCGCCAGCTGATAGCCGTGTGCGAGAAACTCGAGCGCCTCGACGGCGCCGACCCGCTGACCGACCTGTTCGAAGACGAGGAGGTGACATCGGATGCAGGAGCGTCGCTTGTCTGAGATCGCGCAACAGCTCGTCAAGCCCTCGGACATCGAAGGCAGCGACTTCATGCGCATCCAGAAGGTCGCCCTGCGCGCCGGCATCCACTTCGACCTGTGGCAGCAAGGCTTCCTGTTCCTGCTGTTCGCACGCAACCCGGAACGCAAATACGCGTGCGGCGCCGGCGGGGCCGTGCTCAGCTCCTGCCGCCAGATCGGCAAGACCTTCACCGTGGGAACCGCGATGTTCATCCACGCGATCCTCGCCAAAGGCACCAAGATCATCTGGACCGCACACCACACGCGCACCAGCGACGAGACGTTCAACGACCTGTGCGACCTCGAACGCAACCCCGTGCTCGGCCGCTACGTGTCGCGCATCCGCCGCGCCAACGGCCAGCAGGAAATCACGTTCACCAACGGCAGCCGCATCATGTTCGGAGCCCGAGAGAACGGCTTCGGTCGAGGCCTGCACAGCGTGGACGTGGAAATCTTCGACGAGGCGCAGATCCTCACCCAACGCGCCCTCGACAACATGGTGCCCGTGGTCAACGCCTCCCCGAACCCGCTCGTCGTGTTCCTGGGCAACCCGCCCAAGCCCGGCGACCAATGCGAGGCATTCAAGGAGAAACGCGACTCCGCCATCGAAGGAACCGACGGCATGGTGTACGTCGAACTCGCCGCCGACCGCGACGCCGACAGCGACGACCGCGAACAATGGGCCAAGGCCAACCCCAGCTACCCCAAACGCACCAGTGAGACCAGCATCCTGAGAATGCGCAACCTCCTGGCCGAAGACAGCTTTCGGCGCGAGGCCCTCGGCATCTGGGACGAAGACGCCACGCAGAACGCCATCGACCCCGACCGCTGGGCTAAACTCAGCGAAAACGACCCCAGCCAGGAAGGACTCCTCGCCTTCGGCATCGACATGCCACCAAGCCGAGACGCCCTCGCCATCGGATACGCCATCAAACGCGACGACGGCACCACGCTCATCGGCATCGAGGAATACCGGGACGCCCGCCAACACGGCACCGCATGGGCGGCCGACTGGCTCGCCGAACGCTGGCACAAGACAGCCGCCGTGGTCATCGACGCCCAATCACCGGCCATGAGCCTGACCGAAGACCTCCGCCGCCAACACGTGCGCGTCACCGTCACCCAGACCAAAGACCTCGGCGCCGCCACCGGCCGCATGCTCGACATGATCCACGCCGGCACCATCCGCCACCTGCCCGACGAACAATCACCCCAGCTCGCCATGGCAGTCAAAGGCGCGAACCTCAGGGACCTCGGCCCCAACGGCGCCGTCGCATGGAACAAGAAAGGCTCCGACGTGGACATCAGCCCCCTGCAAGCCGTCACACTGGCCCTGCACGGCGCGTACACCACCAAACGCCGGCCCGGACGCAAACAGAAGGTGATGGTATGAGCACAATGACCTGGACGGACCCGCCCAAAGGCCTCCTGCTGCCCTCCACAAGCAACGCCGCGGCCGACGGAACGGGCAGCCCCTACCTCGACGTCGCCACCGCCACCACCGGCGACATCCAAGGCGTCGACCCGCTCGACCAACCCACCATCCGACGCCTCTTCGACGTATGGACCGACCGATACCCCCGCAACCTCATCCGGACCCGCTACGTCCTCGCCAAAGAGGAATTCAAAGACTTCGGAATCTCCATCCCACGCAAGATCCGCACCAACGTCGAAGCCATGATCGGCTGGCCGGCCAAAGCCGTGCGCGCGCTCGCCGACCTGAGCTCCTTCGAAGGTTTCGCGTTCGACGGGATGGACGACACCTATGATGTCAAGGGCATCGCCGAGGACAACGCCCTCGACGTGACCGTGCCGCAGACGGTGACCAGCTGCTACACGCATGGGTGCAGCTTCCTGACCATCGGCATCGCACCGGAGTCCACGAATGCGGAACCGCGCGTGGAGATCCAGCCCAGGAGCGCCGACTGGTCGGCCGCATTGTGGGACCGCCGGCGCCGGCGCATCGAAGCCGCGCTGACCATCACCGACGACGACGAACACGGGCGCATCACCGGGTTCACCGTGTGGCTGCCGGGCCGCGTGTACGTGTGCGACGGCACCGTGCTGCCGTGGCGGGCGCGCCGCATCGACCTGAACTATCCGGGCATCACCGTGGTGCCGTTCGTCTACGACCCACAGCTCAACCGGCCCTTCGGCCGGAGCCGCGTGAGCCGATCTCTCATGAGCCTGACAGACATCGGGTTCCGCACCATCGTGCGCATGGAGGCATCCGCCGAGTTCTACGCCGTGCCCAAGCTGTGGTTCCTCGGCGCCGACGCGGACGCGTTCAGCCGGGACACGTGGAGCAGCCTCGTCTCTGCGATCAACTCGATCAGCAAGGACGAGGACGGCGACGTTCCCAAGCTCCAGCAGGTCACCCAATCCTCGATGCAACCCCACTCGGACATGCTCAGGACCATCGCCCTGCTGGTCGCCTCCGAAACGAACCTGCCGGTCAACGACCTGGGCATCACCATGGACAACCCCGCCAGCGCCGAGGCCATGGCAGCCGCCGAACGCAAACTCACGCGCGAAGCCGACCGGCAGAACCGCATGTTCGCCCGCAGCCTCAAGGACGCGATGCGCATCGCCGTGTGCCTGCGCGACAACCTCACCGAGGCCCCAGACGAGCTCGACGGCATGCGCGCCGTGTGGGCTCCCACGAAGGAGGTCAGCACCACCAGCCGTGCCGACGCGTTCAGCAAGATGGCCGGCGTGCAACCCGCGTTCGCGGAGACCGAGGTCGGCTGGCGCTACGCAGGCTTCGGCCAGGACGACGTTGACCAGATCATGACCGCGATCCGCGCGCAGAAGGCCAGGAGCGTGCTCGACCAGCTGACGAACGGAGGCCAGAATGGCACAACCGGAACGGACGCCGGAACGCAGCGAGATCAACAGCCTGGCACAGGCGCAGCAGGAGGCGTCGGCGCAGGCCAAGCGGGCGCTGGGGCAGGTGTGGCAGGAGATACAGGATCTCAAGCCGGCGCAGCAGCGTGACGCATTGCTCGACATGGTGCCCGCCATCATCGATAAGTATGCGGATGTGTCATCCACGTCGGCGGCCGAATGGTACGACCGTATGCGGGCCAAATGGTTCGGCGAGGACGGGTTCGAAGCCACGAGCGAAACCCGCAAGGACGACCTGTACAAGCTCATCCGGGCGAAGGCCGGCGTCCTGTGGGGAGACGACCCCGAGGAAATGCTCCGTTACCTCAACGGAGTGGTCGACAAGGGCGTGCGCCGGGGCGGCCACGACACCATCGTGCGCAACGCCAGGCGCGACCCGCGCAAACCTCGCTACGCGCGCGTGCCCTCCGGGGCCAAGACCTGCGCCTTTTGCGCCATGCTCGCCAGCCGCGGCTTCGTGTACTCGAGCGCCGAAACCGCCGGCGCCATGAACAAATACCATCCCGACTGCTCCTGCGAGATCGTGCCCTCCTGGGACAAGAAACCCAAGGTCGAGGGCTACGACCCCGAAGCCCTCTACAAGGGCTACAAGGAAGCAAGGGAGAAGGCAGGGAAAGACCCCACCGAAGAACAGATCCTTGCCGCCATGCGTAGTGAACCAGGCAGATACACTGACGGCGTACTCCTACCGATTCCCAAGGGCTGGAAACAGCCGCATGCCCCCGACGAAAACCGGCTGCTGTCGTTAAGAGACGCAGGAGACGTGACCGACGGAGAGTGGTATAGACGTCAGGAGCAAATCGGTGTGCCGCACACGCTCGACACGTTATACCCCCAGGAAATCGTATTCCTCGAACGGTTCAAATCCCTAGGCAATGAATTCCAGTGGATACCAAGGTCGAAGGACGGCAAACCCAGCAATGACTTCGTCTGGATGAATCACGGGGAAGCAAAAATCGAGCTCAAATCGCCAGCGTCTATGGTCTACAGGAACGTGGCGAACCGAATCAACGACGCCGTTACCAAAGCTCTGGAGCAAGGTGTCATAAAAGATGTCTTCTCCATCGACTTCGGGGACTCGGCCTCAATGCCAGATAAGTTCATTCACCAAATATCTGCTTACAACCTTAAGCATGACCACAAGATCAAAGAGCTGTGGATATGGGACAAGTCAGGTTTCAACAGGATGACCCTCAAGGAGGGATAAAAATCGGGAGGCACCCCCTCGACTTATGTGCCAGTCTTGGGAGCTGGTTGCGTGGGACCTCCCGTAATCCCATTTTAACACGGTGGGTTGGCCCAGCGGCGACGGCAACGGTCTGTAAAACCGCGACATCGGAAACACCGCAGGTTCGAGTCCTGCACCCACCACTCACAAGCGGCCGCACGGCCGCTTCTTTATTGCCCGGAAAGGGAAAGGAAACAACCAATGGCAGAAGACAACGGCACCGAACCCCAGGCCAACGAGCACACCGAAGGCGCAAAGCCCGACGAACAGCACACCGACTGGGAAGCCAAATACCGCGATGCCATCTCCCACTCACGCGAATGGGAATCACGCGCCAAGGCCAACAAAGCCGCCGCCGACGAACTCGAAGCCCTCAAACAGTCGCAGCTCTCCGAAACGGAGAAACTCACCCGCCGCGCCGAGAAGGCCGAGAAAGCGCTCGCCGACCTGCAGGCGTTGCAGCAGCGCATCGCCTGGAAGGACGCGGCGTCGGAGAAGTACGGCGTGCCGGCGAGCCTCCTGTCGGGAGACACCGAGGAAGCCATCGAAGAGAACGCGAAGGCGCTCAAGGCATGGCATGACCCGAAGCCCGACCCAAAGGCCCCCAACGCCCAGGGCATCCCGAACATGGGTTCGGAGCCGTCGGGCGAACCGAAGGAAAGCAATGCGCAATCCTTCGCCCGCTCGGTCAAGGCCAGCGGCTTCTGACATCCACGAACAAACACCAACCCCATTGAAGGAGGAATCATGGCTAATCCGACCATGAATCGGAATAGCGCCGGCCTCGAGCTCACCCCCGCGGTGCAGGCCGAGATCTGGCAGAACGCCGTCTACTCTTCGGCGTTCATGCAGCTCGTCCCGAAGATCGACCTGCCCGGCTCGGGCGTGCGCGTGCCCATCATCACCGGCGACCCGGAGGCCGACTGGGTGCAGGAAGGCGCCGTGAAGCCCAAGAGCGGCGTCGGCTTCGGCAAGAAGGACATGCTGCCGTACACGGTGGCCGTCATCCTGCCGTTCTCCAACCAGTTCCGCCGCGACTTCGCCAAGCTGTACACGCAGATCGTCGCCAAGGCCCCGCAGGCCCTCGCCCGCAAGTTCGACCAGACCGTCATGGGCCTGGCCGCCGCCCCGGGCGCGGAATTCGACCAGCTGTCCGGCGCACAGAAGGTGAGCCTGGGCAAGACCGTATGGAAGAGCCTGAACCAGGCCGACGACCTCGTGGCCGCCGCCGACGGCACGCTCGACGGCTGGGCCCTGTCCGCCCAGGGGCGCAGCATCCTGCGCCAGGCCGTCGACAACAACGGCCGTCCCCTGTTCCTCGAGTCCATGGCCTCCAGCGACGTGAGCACCGTGCTCGGCAACCGCACCTACATCAGCAAGGGCGTGCACGTGCCCGCCACCAGCGGCGAACAAGCCACCCCGGAGATCGTGGGCGTGGCCGGAGAATTCGCTTCCGCCGCCTGGGGTTCCGTCGAAGGCATCCAGACCACCATTTCCGACCAGGCGACCGTCACCATCGACGGCAAGCCGGTCAACCTGTGGGAGCAGAACATGTTCGCCGTGCGAGTCGAGGCCGAGTACGGCTTCCGCGTGCGCGACATCAAACGCTTCGTCCTGCTCACCGCCTGACGGGAGGCTGAAATGGCTTATCAGATCCATCCCGTGGCCGCGGCGCACGCCGTCGTGGACCCGAAGCAGGTCATCACGGACATGGTGTTCGTGGACGGAAACGGCAACCCGGTCGACGTGCAGACCGGCGTCGACGGCGCCCCCAGCGTGGATTCGCTCGTCGGCGCGACCGACACCGGCAAAGCGTTGCTCAAGGCCGGCGACCAGGGCGCGGCGCGCAAAGCCATCAATGCGGCCCCGGACAGCGGCATCACCGCCGCCATGCTCGCCGCCGGCGTCATCCCCGGCACTGCCACCCAGTCCGCCGCCGGCCTGGTCAAGCAGGCCGCCGTCACCACCACCGTGACGGCCGCCGACGCCGCCCAGGCCGCCGGCGACACCGTCACCAAGGCCGAGTTCGACGCTGTGGTGGCCGTGTCCAACGAGACCAAGCGCCAGCTCAACGCGTTGATCACGTCGATGCGTGACGCCCAGCAGGCCAGCAGCAAGTGACCCGGAAGGAGGCCAAGGCCATGGCGGATGACGACACCGATGACAATCCCAAGCCGTTCGCCACGGCCCAGGACCTCGCCGACCGATGGCATCCCCTCGACGAAATGGAACGGATCAAGGCCAGCGTGCTGATCGCGGACGCGTCCGAACTGATCCGCGCCACCTGCCCGAACTGGGACAAGGCGACCCAAGCCACGCTGCGCATGGTCACCTGCATGATGGTGCGGCGCGCCATGCTCGCCGGCGACGACATCGCCGGCGTAAGCCAGACCAGCCAGACCGCAGGCAGCTTCTCCGAATCGTTCACCTACAGCAACCCCATGGGCGACCTGTACCTGACTGCACAAGAGAAACGCATGCTCGGCATGGGACGGCAACACGCCTACCACATCACGCTCGAATCCCACGAGGACGACTTGCCAGAGGTGATGCCGTTGTGATCCGCGGCGAGACCATCACCATCCTGCGCCCCAAGCAGCAAGGCGTCGATGAGCTCAACGAACCCATCGTCACCTGGGACGATGAACAAGTCGATAACGTGCTGGTCGAGCCGCCGTCCGCCGCCGACGCCGCCACCTCGCAGCAACCCGACGGCATCGACGTAAGCCTCGTGCTCGACTTCCCACGCGACTACCACGGAGCATCGCTACGTGGATGCAAGGCAATCGTTCGGGGCGAAACCCACTGGATTATCGGCGACCCCGTACCCGTCGACGGCAACCTCACTCCCACCGCATGGAACATGCGCGTCCAAACGAGCAGGAGGGACTCCCAACGATGAGCAGGAAACCAACAATCGACCCCAAATGGCTCGACAAGAACGTGCTGCGCAACCCCGAGGTGCGAAAAGCCCTCAACGCCACCGCACGACGCCTCGCACCCATCGTCAGGCGCATCGCCTACCAGGAAGGCGACCCGTCGTATGCGGAAAGCGTGCGCATCGAACAAGGCGTGCGCCCAGGCACGAAGTCACCGACCGGCATACGCCGCCCCTACTCGCGCGTGGCCATCGGAGACGAACACGCCGCCGAGAAGGAATGGGGCGACGGACGCTACTACCCGAAGAAAGGGTTCCTGCGCCGCGCCGTCAAACAACTCTGAGGAGGCAAGCCATGACGGCGATCATCCACGGGACATGGCCCCAGCCACTCCCACTGCTCACCCGATGGCTCACCGACCACGCCGACGCCACCACCCGCACCCAACCGCCCAAGGACATGAAAGGCCACCTGCCGCTCATACTCCTGAGCCCAGCCCCCGGATACACGGGAACGGGATACACGCGCTCGCCGGCCGTGGACATCGACGTGTACGCGGCCGACTGGAAGACCATGGGCGCCGTCATCCAACGCATCGAAGCCGCACTGTTCACACTGCAGGGCGACGGCAACCAATACGGGTACGTCGACACATGCGAACTGACCGGCTTCGCCCAGCAACCCCACGCCGAACCGGGTGTGCTGCGATGCACCGCCACCGCGACCCTCGCCCTCAGACCCCAGTAACCACCACCAACACCAAGGAGAACATCATGGCACTCACCGCCACGAAGGCCGGCGCCGAGAACGACGTCGCGTCCCGCCTCAACGACAACAACCGCAACGTGCGCAAATGGGGCACCCAGCTGTTCGCCATCGCGGATTATTCCACGCCCATCCCGGAGAAGTTCTTCAACGAGGACGGTACCATCGCCGACTTCGGCGACGCGTTCAAGGTGATGGGCTACATCACCACCGACGGCATCACCATCAGCCAGGATTCCGACACGTCGGACACCACCATGTTGCAGGACATCGAGCCCGTCCGCTCCGAGATCTCCAGAAAGACCCGCACCCTGCATGTCACCTTCGGCGAAATGAATGCGTGGGTCAAGGCCCTCGCCCACGGCCTGCCCGTCTCCGCATGGCCCGCCGACAAGGACGGCGACTGGGAGTACACGGACGGCGAACTCGCCGACAACCCCTACTACCGTCTGCTCATCCTCGCCCAGGACGGCGTCGGCAGCGAAGCCCGCTACCGCGTCGAATTCGCCTACCGCGCCAAGGTCTCCGACTCCGGCGACCGCACCATGAACCGCGAGGACGCCGAAGGCGAGGACCGCACCTTCACCTGCTTCAAGGACCCGGCCGTCAACAAGAGCTACTACGAAGGCGAACGCGCCCCCTACCGCAGCCTCGACGCACTCACCTCGCTCGCCGTCACCGCCACGCCGGCCGACGGCGGCCAGACCGTCGCCGTGGCCGGCGCCCCCGCCGGCACCCATCTCGTGTACCGTATCGGAGACGCGGCCGAGAACGTGCAGCCCGGCGACTCCGTCGCCACCGACTGGACCCCGCTGCCCGCCGACGGCAAGGTCAACGGCGCCCAAGGCAAGACCATCACCGTGGTCGCCGCCGACTCGTCCAACACCGCCCTCGGCCTCGGCACCGCCGTGCTGCCCGCCCCCAACCCCGCCAAGCCGACCCTCGGCCAGCTCACGGTGACCGCCCAGGCGCGCGTCGGCGGCCAGACCGTCACCGTCACCCCCGCCGTGGAGAACGGCCAGCAGCGCCGCTACCAGATCGCCGCCAAGGCCATCGACGTCGCCTATGACCAGGCCCTGCCCCTCGACGGCGGCTGGAAGGAATTCCCCGCCAACGGACAGGTCACGGGCGAAGCCAACCAGGTCATCACCGTGGCCGACTGCACCACCAACGGCGCCAACGCCCGCAAGACCGGCACCGCCGTGCTGCCGGCCGCCGCCGAACCGCCCAAGCCCCTCTACCACGGCGCCAACGACGCCAACACCGCCGCCACCTACACCGAGGCGGTGATCAAGGCCCTCACCCCGATCACCGACGCCAACGGCAAGGCATGCAGCTTCAACGCCACCCCCGACGCCACCCACAACAACGGCGACGGCCAGTACCTCGTGTTCGCCCTGCCCTCGAGCCTCGGCACCCCGAAGTTCACCACCGGCGGCTTCGCTGCCCCGTTTGACAAGGTCACCACCGTGAGCGTGGACGGCACCCAGTACGACGTGTGGGTCACCCAGAACAAGATGACCGATGCAGTCACCGTCGACGTCGCCTGACCCCACGAGGAAGAAGGAAACCATGGCAGACAAGTGGAAGCCGGGCGTCAAGATCCTCGGCACCCTCGGCGCGGCGGGCAAATTCCCCATCGCGCTCGCCGACCAGGTCAGCTTCGCGAACGGCACCACGCTGAAGGACTACATCGACGCCCAGCAGGTGGCCGGCAGCACCGGCGCGCCGATCGTGGGTGAGGGCGAGCCGACCATCCCCGCGAAGGAAGGCATCTGGTACGTGGATTCATCCACGGGCCAGGTCTGGATTCCCGACTCCGTCGCAGCCGCGGCGGACGCCAAGTAACCAACCAGAAGGAGCAGCACAATGGCTGATCAGAACATCAAGTGGGTCAAGACCTCGCTCAACCTCAGGGGCCCTGCGGGCCCCGCAGGCCCCGCCGGCGAACAGGGCCCGCAGGGCCCGACCGGCCCCGCAGGCGCCGCGTTCAGCATCGCCAAGACCTACAGATCCATCAACGCGATGAACGACGACTACGCGGGCACCGACGTGACCGTCGGCCAGTTCGTCCTCATCGACACCGGCAACGTGAACGACGCCGACAACGCCAAGCTGTACGTCAAGGGCGCAACGGCCTACACGTACCTGACCGACCTGTCCGGCGCCGCCGGCATGACCGGCCCGCAGGGCATCCAGGGCATCCAGGGCCCCAAGGGCCCCCAGGGCGACACCGGCGCGACCGGCGCCGGCTGGATCACCAGCAACGGCGTGCCCACGGCCACCACCGGCACCGTCGGCACCCTCGCCATCCTGCCCACCGGCGACGTGTACGTCGCCCAGGCCGCGGCCTGACCCGATCCATGCCCGTCGCGCGCTTATTCCTTTCGGCGCTGCGGGCATGCCTCCCCACCTCTCGAAAGGAAACCACGAAAGGAAACCACCATGAGCAGCAAGTATTCGCTCACCGCCGTCCGCCAGAAGTACAAGGAGACGCATCCCGGCGTCAGCGAACGCATCGAATTCAGCATCAACCCCAACAGCGACGAGACGTTCACCATCGAACACCCCATGTTCCAGAGCAACGAGACGAAACGCCGCCTCGCCAAGGCCCAGGAACACCAGAGCGACCTCGAGATGGCCCAGGCGCTGCTCGGCAACCAGTGGACCACGTTCGAAGCGGCCGGAGGCCAGGCAAGCGACGTGATCCTCCTGCTCGCCCAACTCCAGCAGGAACTCACCGACACCCTGCCAGACGGAACCCCTACACTGCGCTAGACCTCCTCGAAGGCGACGGGCACCCCGAGGAACTCGAGGCGGCGCTCTGCGCCGCCTACGCCCCCAGGGACCCCATCGCAGAGTTCTGGCGCCATGAAATCACACTGCGAGGCCTCAGGGTCCTCGTCCAAGGCATGCCCACACCCAACGTGTGGACCATCGCCTGCGGCGGAAGCCCCTGGACCGACCTCGAATACCTCACACGCGACGTGGGCGACGTGGTGCGCGACATGACCCTAGCCGTCATGAACTCCAACCCCTACGCCAAACACAAAGCCACCGAACGCAACATCCGAAGCCGAGTGCCCGCGCCCAAAGTCCGGCCCAAGCACAAAGCCGACCCGCAGAAAACGCGACGCGACGCGGAACGACGCGAAATGGACGCGCTCGCCACCCGCATCTTCGCCAAGAAACAATGACCCCGCGCCGAAGGAGGCGACCATGGCAGGAACCGCCGCATACGTGGACGTACTGCCCAACCTCGCCGCCTTCGGCGCCCAGCTCGTCAAGAAGACCAGCGCGGCCGCATCCTCCGCCGGCAAGACCGCCGGAAGCATGTTCAGCCGCGCCATGAGCCAAGCGTCCTCGAACAACGCAGTCGCCAAGCAGGTCGAGGAACTCAAGGCAGCCGAGCAAAAAGCCGTCAAGGCCGTCCAAGACGCCACCAAGCAGATCGCCCAGGCACGCAACGCCCAGAAAGCCTCCGCCAAGCAACTCGAAGCCGCCGAAGCCAAACTCAATGAGACCACCACCAAATACGGGGCCTCCAGCTCCCAGGCGCTCGCCGCCGAAGCCCGCAAGATGAAGGCCGCCGACCAGCTCAAGCAGCGCGAACTGCAGGTCGAGCGCGCCGAAAACGTGCTCAGGGAAGCGCAGAACCAGCGCAAGGAAGCCACCAACCAACTGTCCGACGCGGAATCCCGCGCCTCGAACACGAGCGTGAAGCACCTCGGCGTGCTCGGTCGGCTCCGCACCGCCTACCAGCAGACCGGCGCCGGCGCCACCGGCATGGCCACCCTCACGTCCAAAAGCACAGGCCGGATGAGCATGGCCATGGGCGCCGTCGGCGGCGTCGCCGCCAGCGTCACCTCCAAGGTCATCGGAGCGTTCGCAGGCATCGGCTCCGAAGTCATCAAGGCATCCGACGCGACCGACAAATTCAAGTCCACGCTCGGCTTCGCCGGCATCGACACGAAGACCATCGACAAACTGACCGCCAGCACGCAACGCTACGCGGACCGCACCGTCTACGAGCTCGCCGACGTGCAGAACACCACCGCACAATTGGCCGCCAACGGCGTGCCAAACTACGAGCGGCTGGCCGAAGCGGCCGGCAACCTCAACGCTGTCGCAGGCGGCAACGCCGAGACCTTCAAGTCAGTCGCCATGGTCCTCACCCAGACCGCCGGCGTAGGAAAACTGACCACGGAGAACTGGAACCAGCTGACCGACGCCATCCCCGGCGCATCCGGCAAACTCCAGCAGGCCATGCTCAAGAACGGCGCCTACACAGGCAACTTCCGCAAAGCCATGGAGCAAGGCGAAATCTCGGCCGACGAATTCAACCAAGCGCTCATGCAACTCGGCATGACCGACGTCGCCAAGAAAGCCGCCACCTCCACCAGCACCATCGAAGGCGCATGGGGCAACCTCCAGGCCAGCATGGTCAGCTTCGGCACCACCATGCTGTCCAAAGTCAAGAAACCCCTCACCTCCGGCCTCACCTGGGTCGCCGACTTCACCGGCTCGGCAACCACCAAACTCAGCGCCCTCGCCGACTTCCTCGCCACCGGCAAATTCTCCAAAGCCTTCCAAGACGCCTTCAACATGGGCAAGGACTCCCAGTTCTTCACCTTCCTCACCGACGTACGCGACATGGTCACCACCGTGTTCGACACCGGCCGAGACAAAATCACAGGCTTCATGCAAGGCTTCTCCGATACCGGAGCTCTGTCCGCCGCATCCAAGGTCTTCTCCCAAGCCTGGGACGCCGCCAAGAAACTCGGCACCGCCATCGGATCCGTAGCCAAGGAATTCGGCCCGCTCACCGGACTGGCCGGCAACGCCACCGACTTCGGCGACACCGTAGGCAAAGCCTTCCGATCAGCCGGCAAACCAGTCGGCCAAGCCGCAAAAGCACTCGGCTCCATAAGCGACTGGGTATCCAAGCACTCCGGCGCATGCGCCTCGGCGCTCGCCGCCGTGGCAGGTGGATTGGCCGGCTTCAAGGTGGCGTCGTTCATCGTCGCCGCCATGAATGCGCTCAAGGGGTTCAGCATGGCGTCCACCGCCGCTGCGGCGGCCCAGTGGGCGTTGAACGTAGCCATGGATGCAAACCCGATTGTGCTTGCCGTCACCGCCATAGCTGCGCTCGTGGCCGCCCTGACGTGGTTCTTCACCCAGACCGAGACAGGCCGCAAGATCGTCTCCGACGCGTGGAACGGGATCCAGTCGGCCGTCGGCGCGGTGACGGATTGGTTCCAGACCTACGTGATGCCAGTGCTGTCTACCGTGTGGGACGGCATCAAGGCCGGGCTATCCGCCCTGGGCTCGTTCTTCTCTACCGTGTGGAATGCAATCAAGACCGCCGCCCAGGTGGCGTTCCTGTTCATCACGACCGTGGTCATCACCCCGTTCAAGCTCGCGCTCGACGCGCTCGGAGCCGCGTTCTCCTGGCTGTACGAGCATGTCATCCAACCCGCGTGGGATGGCATCCAGTCCGTCATGGGCATCGTGTGGGAATGGATCAGCGCGAACGTGCTCACCCCGTTCTCCAACGGCCTGAACCTGCTGGGCGAGGTGTTCAACTGGCTGTACGCGAACATCATCCTTCCCGTATGGCAAGGCATCGAGACCGCCTTCTCCACCGCCTGGAACTGGATCAGCTCCACCGTCATCGCCGGATGGAACGCCGCCATCAACGGGATGGGAGCCGTGTTCAACTGGCTGTACGCGAACATCATCCTTCCCGTATGGCAAGGCATCCAGACGGCGTTCTCCACCGCCTGGAACTGGATCAACAACAACGTTGTCGCTCCGTTCAAGAACGGGATGGCCGCTTTGGGCCAGTCCGTGCAGAAGATGAAGGACATGGCCGCCACGGCCTGGAATGGCCTCAAGGATGCCGCCGCCACGCCGGTGCGCTGGGTTGTGAACGTGGTCTACACGAACGGCATCCAGAAGGTGTGGAACGGCATCGCCTCGGCCATCGGGTTGAACAACCTGAAGCTGCCCGACGCACACTTCGCGTCCGGCGGCGTCATGCCCGGGTACACGCCCGGCCGCGACACCATGCTCGCGGCCGTGTCGGGCGGCGAGGCGATCATGCGCCCCGAGTTCACGCGCGCCGTCGGCCCCCAGGCCATCGACACGTGGAACCGGCTCGCCCGCACGCAGGGCCCGCAGGCCGTGCGCGACAGCATGGCCGGCCTGCCGCATTACGCGAACGGCGGCGTGGTCAGCGCCTCGCAGGCCATCGCCAACGCGAACAAGGCCACGCGCGGCTGGGCCGGCCTGTGCCTGAAGTTCGTGAAGGACATGTTCCACGCGGCCGCCCGCTTCCCGAGCGCGATCAGCGCGTGGAACGGCTCGGCGAGCAAGCACCCCACGAGCGACCCGAACGCCATCCCCGCCGGCGCGCCCGTGTACTTCGCGCCCAAGGGCGACCCCTACGGGCACGTGGCCCTCTCCCTGGGCCGCGGCATGATGCGTACCACGAACAGCTCCGACGGATTGATCCACACGGATCCGATCAGCCAATGGGTATCGTGGGGCTACAAGCTGCTCGGCTGGACGAGCGACATCGAAGGCCAGGCCATCCCCGGCATCGGCGGCGCTTCCTCAGGCGGCGGCATCCTCGACCAGTTCGCCGACTTCTTCGCCGACCCGGGCGCGTGGATCAGCAACAAGATCCTCGGCCCGGTCCGGAGCATGATCGCGGGCATCGGCTCGGGCAACTGGGGACAGATGATCGGACACCTGCCCGTCATGGTCGCCGAGGGACTGATCGACAAAGCCAAGTCGGCCGTGTCGAGCATGTTCGCCGGCATCGCCGGCAACAACTCCCAAGGCAACCCGGGGGGAGCGGGCGTGGAACGGTGGCGCGGCACCGTGCTGCAGGCACTGGCCATGCTGGGCCAGCCCGCCAGCTGGGCCGACACCGTGCTGCGCCGCATGAACCAGGAATCCGGCGGCAACCCGAACGCGATCAACAACTGGGACAGCAACGCGAAGGCCGGGCATCCCAGCCAGGGCCTCATGCAGACCATCCCGGGCACGTTCAACGCGTACGCGGGCCCGTTGCGCGGCCGAGGCATCCTCGACCCCCTGGCCAACATCTACGCGGCAATCAACTACAGCATCCACCGGTACGGCAGCATCGCCGGCATGAACCGTCCGGGCGGCTACGCCCTGGGCGGCATCGTCGACCCTGTGCCGCGCCTGTACGACAAGGGCGGATGGCTGCCGCCGGGGCCGACCCTGGTGGAGAACCGCACGCGCGCACCCGAGCTCGTCCTGACCGCCGACCAGCGGCGCGACCTGCTCGGCGCACGCCACGCGGCCCCCTATCAGCCGACCATCAACATCCAGGGGCCCAGCGCGGACGACGTGATCGCCAAGATGGACGCGCGCGCCCGCCGCAACGGCTACGTCTACTGAGGTGAATCATGCGGGTCATCATCGAGTCCGACAACGACGCCATCGCGTTGCAATCGCCCAGCCTGGACGAGAAACACCAGGGATGGTGGCTCGCCGGATCCACTCCGGTGACCGGATGGAACGGCACGCCGGCCACGGACGCGAAAAGCGAACGCTGGGTGGGCAGGGACGGCGCCTCGACGCCGCTCGAGCTCACCCAGCCGGCCCGCACCGTCACCGTCAAGGGCTTCGCCGTCACGGAAAGCGACGTGGCCGCCGCCATGGCCATGGACCGGCTCAACGACCTCATGGGCCGCATGCTGACCCTGTCGGTCATCGACGCGCATGGCCTGCGCAGCATGCGAGGGTATCTGAGCGACGACCCGGCCGAGACCCTGTGGAACTGGGAGAAGCACCTGAACTTCACCCTCATCTTCCACTGCCCCGACCCGCACAAGTACGGGCCGGAAATCGCGTTCACGCGCGACGGCGACGCGATCGGGGTCGAGAACGACGGGCAGCTGCCCGTCTGGCCGAGCATCCACGCCGAGGGCAAGCCCACCATGGTCAAGCTCACGTACGGCGGGCATGCGGTGCAATGGTCGGGCACCGCGGACTCGTTCGACCTTGACTTCGCGGACATGGTCCCATCGGCCGGCGCCATCGGCGTGGACGACGCGTTCCAATTGCCGCCCGGCCTTTCGAGCATCGGCGTGGAGACCACGCCAAAGGACATCCCGGTGCGGGCCATCCTCAGGCCCGCATTCCGATAAACAACAGGAGGGAATCACAATGGCTGACATCAAGTGGGTCAAGACCCCGCTCAACCTCAAGGGCCCGGCCGGCCCCCAAGGCCCCCAAGGCCCCCAGGGCGGCACAGGCCCGGCAGGGCCCACGGGGCCGAAGGGCGACGCCGGAGCCGCCGGCACCCCCGGCGCGAAAGGCGACATCGGCCCCGCAGGCCCGGTCGGCCCCCAGGGTCCCACGGGTCCGGCGGGTCCGGCGGGACGCAACGCGAGCATCGCGAACGCCGACAACACCGGCACCCTGGCCAACGCGTCCGGCGACTGGCAGACCGTCGCCTCCGTGAGCGTCAACGCCACCGGCACGAACAACGCGATCCTCGCCGCCGCCGACATCTCCGGCACAGGCGTGTTCCAGGCGCGCCTGCTCGCCGGCGCCACCGTGCTCGCCGAAGCATCCTCGCATTACCCGGCCGTGAACGGCCTGTACCCGGGCGGCCAGGGCGGCGCGAGCGAAGCGAACCTGTCCGAGATCGCCCACCCCGCGTCCGGCATCGTGGCCGTGAGCGTGCAGGCCAAGGGCTCGGCCAGAGGCCTGACCGCCAGCCTCCACGTGAGCGCATTGAGCGCCTGACCCCCTCGCGCCGATGCTCACGTTGCACAGCTTCGACGGCTTGACAGGCAGGCACGTGACGCGCCTGCCGTTCACCGCCTGCTCCTGGCAGGACACCATCAACGAGGACGGCACGATGAGCGCCACCCTGCCCAACGACCCCGTCCTCGCCCGCATCGACCTCGCCGTCGCCTTGCGCGACTACGGGTCGATCATCGCGCTCACAGACGGGCAGCGGATCCTGCACGCCGGATGGCTCACCCACCACAAGCCCGACGAACAGGACACCGGCTGGCAGCTCGACATCGCCGGCGGCTGGAAGATCCTGTCCAAACGGCCAGTGCTGCGCAAGGCCATCCTCGACAAGTGGGAGGACGGCGAAGTGCTCATCGACGAGGACAATCCCCCCGGCGACTGGGTGCTCAAACTCGCCGGCACCTACCGTGACATCGCCCGCGGCCTCGTCTCCAACGCCCTCGACCTGGGCACGCTCCCATACCGGCTGCCCGACATACAGGGCGGCAAGGCCCACGAGCTCGCTTACAACGGGTGGGAGCTCGCCATGACCGACGAACGCCTAGGCGACCTCACCGACCGGCAGGACGGGCCCGAGATCCGCTTCGACCCCAAGCTCGAAGGCGACCACCTCTACTTCGCGCTCACCGTGGGCGACCGGGAGATCATCGACCACAAGTGGCAGTGGAACGCGCAGGTGCCGGCAAGCGGCGTCACCCTGTCCGGGTACGACGCCGACGGCGAGGACGCGGCCACCTGCGTCATCGGCGTGGGCGGCAAGACCGAGGACAAGACCCTCATGGCCATGAGCCGAGGCAACCAACTGACCAAGCTCGGCTGGCCCGCCCTCTATGAGACCGACACCACGCACAGCACCGTCAGCGACCTCAAGACGTTGAAAAGCTACGTGGACGCCATGCTCGACATGGGCGACCAGCCACAGCACACCATCGGCGTGAAATGCCGGCGCACCCACGACGTGCACATCGGCGACTGGATAGACCTGCGACTGCCATCCGCAAGCATCGCACGCCGCCAGCTCGGCACCGACGTCGCCAAACTCAAAGTCACCGACATCTCCGGCAACGCGGGCGAGGACATGCTCACCCTGCAATGCAGGATCAGGGGAGAACAAGCATGAACTACCGTCCAGGCACCATCGACGACGCGCAGGTCGCCAGCACACGCGGCCTGCGCCAACGCAAACGCGTCCGCCAAGCCACGACGTCATCCGGCTCCCAGATCTACCAGACCACAAGCAAAGTCGGCCGCGAAACCACTGCCATCGCCCAGGCGAACGCGGCCATCACCGCCCTCGAAACCCGCTTCGAACAGCTCGCCCAGGCTATGAGCAGCACCGGCAGCCTCACCCACCAGGAAGCCACCGGCCCCGCCGCGGCCCTCACCATGGAATGGCAGGACCTGCTCGCCATCGACGTCCAACCCGCCGAAGGCCTCGATAGCACGCTCCTGACCATCACCGCCCACGGCATCCTCCCATACCATGGCACAGGCATCCTCCAGACACGCCTGCTCGCCGACACCACCGTCATCGCCGCCACGCTCAGCCCCAGCACGGCCGACGGCACGGGACTCGCCCTCACCGGCCTCCACCACCTCGACCAAACCACACCCATCACCATCCGCCTGCAAGCCAAAAGCACCACGCCCAGCGCCTACCCGGCCGACACCACCGCCAGCCTCGCACTCAGCGTCAGCGCAGACCACCGAAAGAAGGCATGATGGCCACCCACACCAGGAACATCGGCCGCGCAGACCTCCTCATCCACCGTGGCATGACCGAACGCTTCGGCGCCCGATGGCAACAAGACCGACTCGACGGCACCGGCATCACACCAGTCGACCTGACCGACTGGACCGCCCAATGGGAAATGAGCCTGCCCGACGGCCGCGTCATCGACACCCGCGCCTGCACCACCAACGACAACGGCCTCGCATGGGTCCAGATCCCCGCCGACGCCTACACCAGCGACATCTGGAAAACCCGCATCACCGGCAACTGGAAAATCAGCGCCACCAACCCCACCACAGGCCACGTCGAAATCATCGGCCACGGCCACTGGACCCTCATCTAACGAAAGGAGGCGCCGAATGGCCTACCCAGACCAAATCGTCGACAAACTCACCGCCGGCATCCCACTCGACGTGGAACTCGCCCGCGACGAAGTCAAGAAAATGCGCGACGAAACCCAAGAACTCCGCGACTACACCCAAAACATCCACGACCAAACCGGCACCATCCGAGACCAAGCACTCGGATACCGCGACGAAGCACGCCAATTCGCAATCAACGCATCCAACAGCGCCAAAAAAGCCGAAGCCTACGTCACCAGCCGCCCCGGCATCCACTTCGGCCCCACCGAACCACCCAGCCCCACACCAGGCAGCGTCTGGTTCAAAACCCAAACCCAAGACAGCCGCACCATCACCAGCATCCTCCGATACGACCTCGAAGCCGGCGGCGGACTCTACCCCAGCACCACCACCTACCCAGGCAACGACATCTACCCCGCACAACGCGGAGCATGGGTCGAATACAACATAGCCAACACACTCATCCACCAATAACAACACAACAAAGGAGAACCATCATGTCCCTCAACTTCACCAAGAAAACCTGGGCAGACGGAGCCAACGGCGGCACCCCCATCACCGCCGCCGAACTCAACCGCCACGAAGACGCCATCGCCGCGCTCGCCGGCTACCTGCCCGTCTACGACGTGCAGAACGCCACCGACACCGTCTCCCATACCCCGTGCCTCCTGCACGTCAAGGGCACCCGCCAGATGATCTACTTCGACGGCACCAACCGCGTGCCCGCGAACCAGTTCGACGCCCAGCTCAACGGCGACAGCACCAACGCGCCCCAGACCAAGGCCGTCAACAGCGCCATCCAGAGCGTGAGGGATTCCCTATCCCCGAGCACTTATATTGCATGCGGACGAACGAACGAGGGGGTCAGTGCCCTTGGGGCAGTCTCCTTCAAATTCCCGACCGGCCGCCCCTCTTGGGCGGCGGGTCGCAGGCCTGATTCCTTCGTGTTCAGCGATGATGAGCAGGGGAACAACAACGAGATTGTCCAGAAGCGATATATGTCGCGTCTTTGGAGCCTAGACGCGAATGGAGGCCAGTTCAGAATCCTTCGATCCGACACATGGTCATGGATTAACGGTGGGAAATACCCTGTTAGCTGGATCGCTACATGGAACAAATAGCCTTCCCTAACCCCACTGCCCACGTCCGTCCAATCAGGCGTGTTCATTGGGAGTTCCAACGAGAACGGCATTTGCGTCATCTCCTACCAATCTCCCAACGGCAAGGCGCCTGACGTAATTGTCGCCACCACCGGGCCGTGGTCCTCAGATGACATGAAAGGCTTGGCCATAACCATTTGGGAGAATGGTGTGAACTCAGCACAAATGCGATTGATGAACACCCGTAATGGAGAGTTCGGCACAAGATGGCCTGCAAGATTCTCATGGGTTGCGATATGGAACTAGCTTTCCCTATCCCAGTCCCTTCCCAAGGTCAGGATCTACACAGGTCGGAAGTCGGTGAAGTTCCCGGGTAAGGTGGCCGACTTCTTATCGGATGCCGAGTACAAGAAGATTGTGGGGCGCTCGTTTACCGGCGAAGACACTGTTATCCTCACCTCGATCAGCACCGGTCCCTCCATCCCCTTGGTCGCTGTGTATTACACGGGGACCAAGACGGTGAGGGCCATCCAGGTCAGTGATACACAATCATCCGATATAGACGTGCGCTTTTGCATCATCGCAGCCCAAGGCTAATTGAATTGGACGCCTTGCGGAATCGGAATGATCCTGGTGATGGGACGGAAGACGTCGTTTGTATACACGGCATCCAACACTATTGAGCCATTCGTACTCCATACGGCGTTTTTGGCATAAGAGTCACCACAATAGCCCACCGCTCCCAGGGGGACTTTGGCGCTCGGCTTGGGGCCGGAAGCCCATAACCATACATGGAAGGCCCCAGTCAAGTTCACTGTGCTGTGAAAGCTCCCCAGGCTGACCACAAGCAGACCGAGGGTATCCAGGATGGTGATGGCGCTCTCCGCCATGCGCTCGAAGCTGCCGGAATTCTGCGCCTTGAATTTTGTGACCCTGGGCGCTTGGGATAGGGAAAGCTATGAGGCCATGATGCTCTTCTCCCATGTGCGCTGGGCGTCCTTCAGCACATCGAGGTCGGGGCGCAGATAGTAGCGTGCCGTGGTCTCGATGGACGAGTGCCCGAGTGCCCGCGACACCACGGCCACGTCGACTCCGGCTGCCAGGGCCGTCGTGGCCCAGCTGTGCCTGAGGTTCTGCCTGGGCACGAACGGCAGATGCTCCCGTCGGCACCATGAGGCGTATTCTCTCGAGACTTGGCCGGGGTTGCGCTCGCCGATGAGACGCCCCTTGCCTTTCAATTGCCTGAGGCGCAGCACCGCGAAACGCGGCAGGACGACCACTCTCCGGCTCAGGTCGGTCTTCGGTTCGACCACGACCTCATGCCCGTTCACCCATTGCAGGCCACGCTCTATGCTGACATGCCCGGACGAGAGGTTGATGTCCGACCATTCCAATCCCAAGGCCTCCTCAGGTCTTAGACCGAGCGTGGCTGAGCAGATCAGCCATGCCTCGAGCGGATGCCCCCAGAATCCCTTCAAGAGCTCTCGCAGGCTCCTGGCGTTGTGCACCCTCGGCTGGTAGTCCGGTCGTTTCGGCGCCGTGACGCGTTGCGTCACATCCACGTCGAGCACGCCCCAGCGCACCGCTTTCCTGAGCATCGTGCGCAACACCGCCCATGCCTTCCTCGCGGCCCCGCGTGAGCCGATGCCGGCCAGCCACCGCTCCAACGTCTCCACGTCCAACGCATCCAACGCCACATCGCCCAGGACAGGGGCTATGTGGCATCGCCACGCCGACTCGTAGCCGACCACCGTGCACTCGCGCAACGCCCCGCACGACGGCCTGAACGATCCCTCCCAGAAGTCCCTCAACAGCATTCCCTCACCTCCGAAATCCCACACGGCCATCGCCCGATGCGACGGCGCCAAGCGTGTGGGATTATCCACTATCGAAAGGCAAAGCATGGATTGGGATGGCATCATCGCCGGCCTAGTGAGCAGCCCCCTGCTCGTCCTCGTCGCCGGAGTCGTGACGAAGGTCTGGCCAGACACACTGGCCACGTTCTCCAGCTGGCTATACGCCCATGTGGACCCAGACAAGCTGCCGTTCGGCAGCGAGCTCAACAAACACTGGGCACAGGCCCATGACATGGCGGAATGGAAGAAAGACGTGGAGCAACGCTTCACCCACATCGACGACCAACTCACCGAAGTGCAGAAGGACGGCATCAAGAACGTCCTCATGTTCCTCATCTCGGACAAAACCAGAGACAACAGCGAACACGTCGCCTACGAGCTCGCCAAACTCGAAGCACTCCACGCCGACTGCTGGATCGTCGACGCCGCACGCAAATACCTCACCGACCACGCGAACAAGGAGCAAGCATGAAACACGCCAACCAGAACATCGACGCCATGGTCGACGTCATCAAGGAACGGGCCAAGAGCATCGCCACCCTCGTGGCAAGCCTGGTCACCACACTCAACGCGCTCGCCGCATGCACGGGGTGGAACCCGCTGCCGTTCACCAGCGACCAGGCGTACAACGCCGCCAGCGCCGTCATCGCCCTACTCGTAAGCGTCTATGCATGGTGGCGAGAGAACCCCATGACCAAGGCAGCCATGCAAGGCAACCAGCTGACCAAGAGCATCAAGGACGGCGAGACCACGCAGGGCACGTCGCAGCCGGCGTCGACGGCCACGCAGACCATCACCATGCCCGCCGTCACCGCTTTGCCCACGGCCGTCAAGGAGGACGCAGGCCTCGGCGACGGGGACGCGCAGATCCAGCCGCTGACGGACGAAGAGGCCATGAAGGCGTTCGGGGCGTGACATGGCCAACGTGAACACCTTCGTAAGCCGGATGATCTACTGGTGCCGGGACGCGAACATGGGCTACAGCCAGGCCGACCGCTGGGACTTCAACCCCCGGGGAGGCAACTGCGATTGCTCGAGCCTCGTGATCCACGCCCTCCAGGAAGCCGGATTCGACACCGGCGGCGCCACATACACCGGCAACATGAGCTCCAACCTCACCGAGCGCGGCTGGGCCAGGCTGGCGAACAACGGCAACCCACGGCCAGGAGACATCCTGCTCAACGACGCCCACCACGTCGCCGCCTACCTTGGCGATGGCCTGCTCGCCCAGGCATCGATCAGCGAACGCGGCACGGCCTACGGCACGGCCGGCGACCAGACCGGCGGCGAGACGAACATCAGAAGCTACTACAACTACCCGTGGTCCGCCTACTTGCGCTACCAAGGCGCGCAGACCCCGGACGCCACGACGGAAGGAGACGACATGGCGGCATTGATGATCAGGGACGACGACACCGGCGTGGTCTACTACTGGACCCCCGAGCTCGGCAGGGTGGGCCTCGGCCACCCCGACCAGCTCAAGGTGCTCGAGAACGCTGGAGTGAAGATGATCCACTCGAGCAGCAAGGCGCCGTGGGCGTCGCGCGCCGACCAGATCACCAACTACGTCCAGGGCAAGGCCGCGGCCGCCTACTGCTTCGCGTACACGTCCGAGAACTTCGCCGGCGTGAAGTTCTTCGACGGGCACGAGATCCATCCGCTCACCAACGTCGACGAGCTCAAGGCCTTGCAGAACACCTACAGGCAGGTCATGGGCCGCGAACTGCCCATGTTCAAGCTCGGCTACAAGAGCGCCCCGTGGGACATGCGCCTCGAACAGGCCATGGCCCGCAAGTGA